AACTAAAGTCGGCAGCAGAGACACTACAAAACACTGTAGAGAAAATGGCAGCTGATGCAAAAAAGAATGAACAATTAAACAAAGATCTTACAAAGAGATTACAACAATCGCAAGAGCATCTCGATAAGCTTAGAGGCGTATTTGCTAAGATCGATTTGACTATGGAGGCATTAACAAATGCACAAGGACTTGAAGACAGAGTTAACAATGCAGTCAACAAACTTATTGGGCGGATCCAAGACGAAACTACTCCTCCTTCTGACAAGCCCGTTACTACTGATGGGGTGTCTGGGGAGAACACCGGAACCGGAAGTAGTAGTAACAACTGAATACCAAGAACAAAATATTCCTATTCAGGAACGTCCTAAAGCTGTGCAATTTCCACCCGTCGATTGGTTTGTAATCACAGAAGAGAATCTAGAAGAAAAAGTCGCTGAGATTAATTCCAAAACAGGTAACGTAGTAATATTTGCTATTACTCCTAAAGGATATGAGAACTTAGCCCTTGGTATAGCAGAGCTTCGCCGGTACGTAAAAGACCAGCAAGCAATCATAGCTTATTATGAGGAAGCACTTACCCCAGAAGAACCGACGGGTGATTCATCCTCCTCCGATAATCAGTAGATTAATTATATCAGAAAAAATATTTCTGTAAATCCCCTATTTTAGGGGTTTTCTAATTCGCAATAATCATATATAATGTATTTAAGTCAGTAACAACTGCCATATATCGTGTTATGGCCAGAAAGGATTTTATCGATGCTCAAACTCATTCCTAACAACACAGATAAGAATACTAGGAAGTTAATGTCAGAAACCAAATTTTATGAAGGTTATAGTAGATGGAGTGAGGATAAGAATAGATACGAAACATGGGAAGAAGCCGTAGCACGTGTCATGGAAATGCACCGTGAATATTATGCGGATAAGATGACGCCAGAACTAGCCCAGTACATCGATGAAGCCGAGTCTCTATATAAGCTGCAGTATGCACTAGGCGCGCAGAGAGCGCTGCAATTTGGTGGGGAGCAGTTACGTAAGCACCAGATGAGAATGTATAACTGTACGAGCTCCTACGCGGACCGTGCGGCCTTCTTTGGTGAGCTCTTTTACATTTTGCTATGTGGTGCAGGTGCTGGCTTCAGTGTACAAAATCATCACGTGGCAAAACTTCCTAATGTTGCAGAGCGTAAGAAACAAGCCAAGGGTTATGTGATTGAAGATTCCATTGAAGGCTGGGCGGATTCTCTTTCAGTCCTTATGTCTTCTTTTTTTGTCGGCGGTGGTACGCATCCTGACTTCGAAGGTCGCAAGGTTTACTTCGATCTGCAAAACATCCGTCCAAAAGGTTCAAAAATCTCTGGTGGATTTAAAGCACCAGGTCCAGAACCACTTCGTCGTGCGCTGGATAAAATTGAGCATATGCTTCAAGGAATCGTATTATCTGGGCGTGACAGATTGAAGCCTATTGAAGTGTATGATATCGCTATGCACGCTGCAGATGCTGTGCTAGCCGGGGGCGTTCGTCGATCAGCAACCATCTGTTTGTTTAGCGCAGATGACGAGGAGATGATTAATGCTAAAACTGGTAATTGGTTTATCGATAACCCTCAGCGTGGCCGCAGTAATAATTCTGCAGTTATTGTTAGAGATGAGATCACTAAAGAAGACTTTAAGAGAATCATGGGCTCAATCAAAGAGTTTGGAGAGCCAGGTTTCTATTTTGTAGAGGACAGAGATTTCACTACGAACCCTTGTGTTGAGATTGGAATGTATCCTCAGATCAATGGAGAATCAGGATGGCAAGGGTGTAACCTCACAGAAATCAACGGCGGCAAATGCACAACAAAAGAAGAGTTCTTCAAAGCCTGCCGAGCCGCCTCAATCATGGGAACACTCCAAGCCGGATACACAGACTTCAAATACCTCAGCGGAACTTCTAAAGCAATCTTTGATCGGGAAGCGCTCTTAGGTGTATCAATTACTGGCTGGATGAATAACCCTGATATCCTACTTGATGAAGACATTCAAAAACAAGGAGCAGAAATTGTTAAGACAGTTAACGAAGAAGTTGCTGGGCTTATTGGCATCAATGCGGCAGCGCGGACTACATGCGTTAAACCTTCAGGAAACGCAAGTGTGTTGCTTCAGACTGCTAGTGGCATCCACGCTGAACATTCTCCTCATTATCTACGTCACGTTCAACTAAATAAAGAATCAGAAGTTGCACAACTAATTGCTACCTCTAATCCTTATATGGTTGAGGAGTCAGTTTGGTCAGCAAGTCAAACAGATTATTGTGTAGCCTTCCCAGTTATCTCACCAGAAGGATCTTTCTATAAAGAAGATCTATATGGTACAGCACTATTGGAAAAGGTTAAATTGGTTCAGCAAAACTGGGTAGAGGCTGGAACAAATCCTGATCGTTGTGCAGATCCTCGTATTCGCCACAACGTTTCAAACACCGTAACAGTTCAGCCGCATATGTGGGCACAAGTAGAGGATTATGTATATGACAACCGCCATTATTTCGCTGGTATTAGCTTCTTGGCTGGCTCTGGTGATAAAGACTTTGCGCAAGCGCCTATGACAGAAGTTATGACCGAAGACCAAATCGTCGATAAATACGGTAAAGCGGCTCTATTTGCTTCTGGTCTTATTGTTGATACACGTAAATCCGGTTTCAGAGATCTATGGGACGCTTGTTCGGTTGCTCAAATGGATGAACAATATCGTGGAGAGGTTTCTGATATCAATAAAGAATGGATTCGTCGCTTTAAGAAGTTTGCTGATAACTATTTCATGGGTGACATGAAAGAAACAGAATACTGTCTAAAGGATGTATTCCTATTACACAAATGGACTAAGATCCAACAGAACTTTGCTCCAGTAGATTTTGTGACCCAGCTGAGTGAAAAAAGATTCACTGATATCGATACGATGGGCGCAACAGCATGTCAAGGTGGTGCCTGTGAAATCGCATTCTAAGGCAAGATATGATAGAAATAAAATATTGGTACGAGTGTGACGTTTGCGATAACTCCGGGGAGCTAACACCCTCGGAGGACGTCGTAGAAATCCCGGAGTTCTGCCCGATGTGCGGTTCTCCAATAGACTTTGAAGAAATTGATGAATAATGTGGTATTATCAAGGCGAAGAGTATAAGCCTACCGAAGAAGACCTCCAGGAGTGGAAGGGATTTGTCTATATTATTACCGACAAATCTACTAATAAGAAATACGTTGGAAAGAAATTATTCTGGTCACGTAAGACCCTTCCACCCCTGAAAGGCAAAAAACAGAAAAGAAGAAAGATTGTCGAATCCGACTGGCGTAAGTACTACGGGTCCAGTGAGCTTGTTAAGCAACTACTGGTTGAGCACGGTGAAGACAATTTCTATAGAGAAATATTATATTTCTGTAAATCAAAAGGCGAAATGGGTTACCTTGAAGCAAAGGAACAGTTCGACCGAAACGTATTATTGGATGATGAATATTATAATGGCATCATCAACTGTAGAATCCACCGAGCACATATACAAAGTTTAAAACGGTAACGCAATCATTTTTCGGTGCCGCTACCATTTGCTCCTTTTCTTTATAGATAGCCAAAAGGAGTTTTCTATGTGCTCATCATTCGTCCGTAAAGAAGCAAATCGATTAAATTGGATTATCAAAGGAAAACTTATCGATAAATCTTGGTCCGATGAAGATGTAGAAAAAACCTATCATTCATATACGAAACGATTATGGGGTAACAACGAAAACTATCTCCATGAAGGTGGTTTCGAACAGGCATGGAAGGCCAGAGAAGCAGAAATGCTACAAGAAGACATTAAACATGTAGCTGTTCTTGGCGGTCATTACGATTAAGGGGGTTTACAAACCCTGCTAAATAGTTTAGTATACTATATAACATGATTAAAAAATGGAAGACCAATGATTTTAATTGACTATAGTGGGATCAGCATCGCACCAGTTGCTATGGGACACGCACATCATGGAGACGAAAACCTTATCCGTCACATGATCCTTAACTCCATCCGTATGTATCGGAAAAAATTCAAAGAGCAATATGGCGAAGTAGTAATCGTAGCAGATGCTGGTGGCAACTGGCGTAAAGATGTTTATCCACAATACAAAGGTAAACGTAAAACAAGCCGTGATGAATCTAAGATCGATTGGGATGAAGCCTTCCGTATTATTAATATGGTTCTCCAAGAACTAAAAGACGAATTTCCATATAAAGTTATACACGAATGGGGATGCGAAGCAGATGATGCCATTGCTGAAATAGTACACCACACACAAAAGTTTGGCAACTATGAAGAGGTAATGATTGTATCCGCAGACAAAGATTTTAGACAGCTACAAATATTTGATAACGTTTCACAGTATTCACCGATGCTTAAGAAAGTGGTTAAGGAAGAACATCCACGTACATATCTAGCAGAGCATATCCTAACCGGCGACACTGGTGATGGTGTACCAAATGTTCTTTCGGATGACGATACATTCCTAGTAGAGGGTAAGCGTCAAAACATTCTATCCAAGAAAAAGAAAGAATCACTATTAGAAGATCCTAAGGCTTTAGGTGAAGCGGTGTATCGTAACTATCAACGTAATCAGATAATGATTGATTTG